GCGATGAACCGGGCTTGTTCCCACGAGGTGCGGGCATCATACGCCCTTTCCTGCTGCCAGGCCTCGAAGACCAGCGCGAACTCGTCCAGCGTCATGCTGTAAACGTCTGCGAGCGTCATGCCTATGTTGCCCACGGCTGTCGCAATGACACGGTCGATATCTAATCTCTCTTTTTTTTTCCGTCATCCTCCGGATTAGGGGAGGGCGCATCGAACAGGCCTTCCGAAATCGCCAAGACGTCCGTGTATTCGATATCGTCCATCATCTCCTCCGCATTGGCGTACGGGAACCCGGTTCCCGCCTTTTTGCAGCTCTCGCGGATGGCGATAAAGAGCAGGTGCATCAAGGTGAAGATGTCGCCCAAGTCTGCAAACTCTTTCCCGGTCTCGTCCTTCAGCCGCTTCAACGTGCCGATAGTGACACGGCACGGATAGTCCACGCCGTTGATTTTTACCTGCTTTGTCATGCCTGTTTCTTTTTGGTTTCAACCGCCCCGTCGTTTTCAAATGTTGCCGAGTACTGCGCATCGTCCGTTGCGGAGGATGTCTGCTCCAGGCTGGTGATGACGAACATGCCCTCTTCGTAGCTGTCGCCCTGCTCTTCCGCCGCAAAGCCGTATTTCAGCTTGACCGGCTTCCTCGACTTGAACACCGCCAGCAGTTTTTCCCATCCTGCCGCATCGCCTATGCTGACCAGGCAGTCGCTCTTGATGGTCACGCCCAGGTTCGTCACTTTGACGTTGGAAAAAGCACCGTTCGAGGTGTCTTTCGTCACCCTCTTTTTTGTCTCGCCGCTGTATGTGATTGTATGGTTCGTGGCTGCCGCCTGCGCCTTGTACGTCGGATTCTCGTTCGTTTCCGCCGTGTTGACGTACAGCATAAGGTCACGGCCTTCCACTATGTCACCGTTTTCTCTCATTTATGTATCTTGTTAGTTTGATTATTAATACCATTGATAAGCCTGTAACCAGTCCTAGCATAAAACATTCCATCCTGCCGGACGGGCGTTTGTCAACCGTCTTGGCGACATCCAGGCGTCGCATCGAGTCCAGTTCTTCCCTTAGCCCGGCCACCACCGCCTGCAGGGAGTCGCAATGGGCTGTCACGACGACCGTGTCGCCCCGCATCCCGACCGTGGCGGTCGCCCGCCCCTGCCTGTTTGCGTAAGTTGCGCCGCCGGGCAACCTACGGAGGCTGTCGAGCGGTATCGCCAATGTCGCCAGGCTTGCGGGGATCGTCTCGAGCGAGACGTTGACCTCCCTTTTGTAGGCGAGATTGTCCAGTATTGACGTAGTAGTATTTTCTTTTATACTCCTGCACGACGTGGCGGGCAGGGCAATTGCCATACAGAGGGCAATTGACAATCTTTGCCAGGCACGCACCGAACGCCTCCACCTGTTCTGCCAACTCCAACACATGTTTGTTAAGCTCCTTGATACGGGTTAAATACTGCTCATGGATGTCCCGGTCGGCTTCCGCCTTCTCCTTTCGTACCTTGAGGCGCAAGGAGGGCAGCTCGGACAGCCAACGAAGCAGCACGACCAGACCGCCGCCCGCACCCAAGAAAGAAAACAAAGCCTCCCAATCCATGATTTACCTATTTTTTCTTGCTTTTGAACAATCCAATCAGCCAGTCCACCAGCCCGGTGTCCGCAATGCCGTTAGCGCAGAGGCCGGACCCCAAACCGTAAAGCAGTGCGATATACCACTGTTGCCCGGCCAAGAATCCCAACTCCTGCCACCATCCGAACATGCAGAGGGCGGCACCGACCACCCATGACAGGACCTGCACCGCAATGGGCGGAAGCTTGGGGAAGAACCCCTTTAGCAGCTCCGTCACCACCGGCACGGCTGCCATGATGGCCGCCAGGGATGCGAACGTCTCCGCATAAGCGTTTGTTTCTCCCGCCCCTTGCGCCATGACGGGCAGGCAGGATAACATGACAAGCCCCAACAGGGCTAAAAATACCAATCTTTGTCTCATTGTCTTTTGATTTTGTTTACCAGTTGTTTGTACTCTTTTTTCACATCAAAGCAAGGGCACGCCTTGCCCGGATTCAAGTCATGGTGCCCGACCACCTCCACGCCCGGATGGCGGTAGAGGAAGTCACGGACATAACAGCGCAACGCCTCTTTCTGATCCGCTGTGCGGGTGTCCTTCGGTGTCTTGCCGTCCTTTCCCACGCCCCCGACATAGACGACATGCAGCGATGTGGAATTGTAGCCGGCTGCGCCGTTGGTCACCTCCCACGGGTCCACTGTGCCGTCCCCGTTGTTGGGCACTAACCGCTCCACCGAGCCGTCGAGGTGTACCATGTCCGTATATCCCACCTGTTTCCAGCCCCTGCCTCCTGCCGGCAGGGGCGCGGTGTGCCAGCGGCGGATTTCATCGGAGGAGACCTCCCTGCCTTCGGGCGTGGCGGTGCAGTGCACCACCAACCTCTTCAACTTGCCCATGAGCGTCAGGCTTTGTCCTCCAACAAGGCGATGACTCCCTTCTGGTCGCTGCGGATGATGTCCGCACCGATACGGCACCATGTCTCGAGGATCGTGCCGCCCAGGTAGCCCGGGGCGTTCTCGTTGACCGCCACGTTCACCCGCCCTTCGGCGCGGCAGACCATGCGGTCGTTCCAGAACAGCGCACCGGCCAACAGGGCGTCCGCCGTTTCCGTGCCGTCCGCCTGTGGCACGCCGGAAGCGTTGTAAAGGATGCCGTTGTGGCCTTCATCCACCGCACGCGTCATGATGTCGATGCCACAGATGCGGCCGATGATGCCCTCTTTCAGCTTGCCCTCGTTGCCGGTCTTGTAGTAGTCCACGAAATCGGGGATGGCCAACAAATCCGTGTACATGTCCGGAGTGACCATGCCATACCAGTTGCCGCCCGACGAGCCCACGTTCATGCGCATCGCCAGGTTGAGCACCTGCAGGAAGTCCTCTTTGGTGACGGCCTTGCGCTCGGAGGTGAAGCCCGATATGTTGGACGCCCTGCCCGCACCGGTCGTCTTCAGGATGTTCGCCTGTTCGGTAGGCAGCCATTTATGCAGGATGTAGCCTGCCGCCTTCGTGTTCAGCTCGTTCGCCTGCTGCTCCTGCTTGGTCTGTCGCTTGTTGTAGTTGGTCAGCAGCTGCGACTGGCTGTCCACCAGCAACGGCTTGCAATAAAGCAGCTTCGTCTCGTAATATTTCGTGCTGTCGATGGAAGTCTCCACCGTAAGCGGCAAGGTCGGCAATTCGCCCACTTCCGCCTTGCTGATGGCGGACTGTACCGGTTTCTCCACCTTCACGACATCGTCCGCCACGCCGGCTTCCCCGATGGATTTCTTGTAAAAGGAGTTGTCAGGGAACAACAGTTTCTGCAACTCGCTCGAATAAAGGGTTCTTCTCAATTCAGCCATTTCTTTTCGTTTTTAGTTGTTAAATAGATTGTTCGTACTCGTCCAGCAGGCGGTTGAATTTGTCCGGGTCCGTCCGTTCCATCTCCACCAATGCCTGCGGCTCGTTCTTTTGGTACCAGTCCCAGTTGCGCTCCGGCTTTTGGCCCTGCGAGCCCTTCTCCCGTAGCTCGGAGATGGCCTTGCTCAGCCGCTGGCCGCCTGCGTCCGCCTGCTGCGCCACCGTTTTCCCCTCTTCTTTTTTCCCGTCCTGCACAAACTCCAGGAACAGGGAGATGTCCGCCGTCGCCAGACGGGCCATCCGTTCCTTGTTCTCCTTTGTCACCACTCCTTTTTCTTCCCCTAACCGGATAAAGGTGTCAACGACCCATTTCCGCTGCTCCTCCGCCTGTTTCCTTGTCTCGTTGATTGCGTCGATGATCTGTTGCCCGGTTGCGTTCTCCGGCAACCCCAATGCCTTAGCTATCTCTTTCATCTGTTCAGTTTGTTGGTTATTAATCTTGTTTTCGTTCATTATCTTGTCCATCAGCTCGGACGTGGACAGGTTGCCCAGCTCTTCTTTCCTCGCCGTCGTGACGACTTCGTCCGCCAATCCTTCCTTTTTCGCCTCTTCCGCGCTGAACCATGTCTCGTTGCTCATGAGGTCTGCGATTTTCTCCTTGCCGCAGCCCCTGCGGGAGAGGATGGTGCGCAAGGTGTCCGTAATGCTGTCGAGTGCTTTCCGCTCCCTGTCCGACAGTTTGTCGCTTCCCTTGCCCTCGAAGAACGGGTTGTGGATCATCATTTTGGCGTAATCCTGCATGGTCACCTTGTCCGCCGACACGGCAATGACCGCCGCCATGGAGGCTGCGATACCGTTTACGAATGCGTGTATGTACGCACGTGCGGACAGGATGGCGGACACGATGGACAAACCTTCCGACACGCTTCCGCCGTCGCTGTTGATAAGGATGTTGATGGTATCGACACTCCCGTCCATCGCTGCGATGTCCAACGCCACCTGGTTGCCGGGTATGTCCTGCCCGATGACCCCGTAAAGGGCGATTGTCGCCTCTCGTTTCTCTTTGTCTACGATTCGTTGATACATATTTGTCTGTTTTCTTACAGCGAAATAACAACATCCGAACCGCTATAACAAACAAAGTTGCTACGCTTGCAACTATCCTTCCAACGGTTGCCATTTTATTTCCTAAGTTTGTTTTTGTCTGCCATTTTTGTACAAAAAGAGACGCAATGGATGACAGATATATCGCATACGTGTTGTACAAGGAGGGCGTGAGCGGGCAGGACATAGCCCGCATCACCGGCAAGAGCGAGCAGACCGTGAGCCGCTGGAAGAAGGAGGGCGAATGGGAGAAGAAGGCGACCGACGACCTGATGGCCATGCAGACCATCCATGAGGACATCCGCGACCTGGTGCGCTACCAGCTGGTGCAGCTTAAAAAGTTGAAAGAGGCCTATGCCGTCAGCACGACGGAGGACGGCAAGGTGCGCCTGATAACCAAAGGCGACATCGACGGGGTGAGGGACCTCTATAACATGATCCGGGAAAAGGAGACGGACTGGACGCTGCTGGTGCGCACCGTCCGCAAGGTCAACAAATACCTGAAGGACAACCATCCGGAATTGGCAAAAGAGGTCGCACCGCTGCTGAACGACTTCCTGAATGAAGAAAGGAGTGCGACATGAGCGAAAGGACAATCACACGGCAGCTCTCGCGCAAGGAGCAAAAGGCATACGACGAATGGATAGCGGAGATGCGGGAGACCATCCGCCCCGACCCGGTGCAGGACGAGACGGAAGCGCAAAAACGGAGGCGTGTCGCATCCCTGCTGAAGGACTTCACCAAGTTCTGCCGTTACTACTTCGAGGATTTCATGGACTCCGATTTCGCCTGGTTCCACAAGAAGGCGGTCAAGGAGATAGCCGGGCACGGCAATATAGTGTTCGTGGGCGAATGGCCCAGGGAGCATGCCAAGTCGGTGGTCATGGACATCTTCCTGCCCCTCTACCTGAAGGCGAGGGGGGAGCTTACGGGCGTGGTCTTGGCATCCGCCAACGAGGACAAGGCGGACGGGCTGCTGGCGGACCTGCAGGAGCAGCTGATGTTCAACAAGCGTTACATTGCCGATTTCGGCGTACAGTACAAATCCGGAAAATGGGATTCGGGGCAATTCGTCACCTCCGACGGGTTGGGCTTTTGGGCGTTCGGGCGCGGGCAGTCGCCCCGTGGCGTGCGTGAGGCCGCCAACCGCCCCAACCTTATCATCGTGGACGATATCGACGATGCGGAAATCTGCAAGAACGAGAAACGCGTGCAGGATGCGGTGGATTGGGTCATGGGCGACCTCTACGGCTGCGCGCCCACGAAAGGCAGCCGCTTTGTCGTGATCGGCAACCGTATCCATAAAAAATCCATCTTGGCGCATATCGTCGGGGACGTGGAGGAGGGGGACCCGGTCAAGCCGTCCATCACCCACCTGAAGGTGTACGCCCTGGAAAACCCGCGCACGCACAAGATGGACCTCTCCGAAAAGGGCGTGCCGGCATGGAAGGAGCGGTACACCCGGCAGCAAATCCTTACCAAAATGGAGAACATGGGGCAAAGGATCGCCCTGCGCGAACTGTTCCACCAGCATATCGTCATCGGCAGGGTGTTCCGTGAAGAGCACCTGCCATGGGCGGAACTGCCTCCCGTTTCCAAATGCGAGGCGTTATGCACCTACTGCGACCCGTCGTGGAAAGAGACGAAAAAGAACGACTTCAAGGCCATCGTGCTGGTCGGAAAGAACGGCCCTTACTTCGACATATACGACGCCTTTTGCCGGCAATGCACCACGCCCGAAATGGTGCGGGGGCACTACAACCTGGCGGAGGGGATACCGGAAGGCAAGAGCTGTCAGCACTTCATCGAGGCGAACATGATGCAGGACATCCACCTCAAGGCGTATGACGAGGAGGCGGCCAACCGGGGTTATTCCATCGCCATCCGCGGCGATAGGCGGAAGAAGCCGGACAAGATGGACCGCATCGAGAACCTGAGCGCCTATGCCGAGCGGGGATTGCTGCGGTTCAACCGGGACATGAGGCAAAGCCCGGACATGGTCGAGGTAAGGCAGCAGTTTTTGGGTTTCCCGGACGCGCCGCACGACGACGGCCCGGATGCCGCCGAGTCCGCCATCTACATGATCAACAAGCGGGCCATCAAAAAGCCGGGCACGATCAGGACGGTCAAGTATAAACGTAATAACAACAGACAACCATGGTAACCATTAATTATCTTGAGATATGCGACTTCCATTTATTTATCACAGACACGGCCCTAAGGAAGCTGGTCGGGAGCAATACCTGCAAAATACAGGATTGCCAGAACATTGCAGCCGGATTCATCATCGAAAAACTGTCGAAACGGTACAAGGCCGGGGAAGAGTTGGGCAAAAGCGGCAATGAACGGAACCAGGGCATGGTGCGCTGGATGGCGATTTTATCCATCTACTACTTATACCAGAGCGTGCCCGACGCCGACATACCGGAGCGGGTGCGCGTCAACTACGAGGACGTGGTGGAGGAGATACGGAGGGTGTCGGCCGGCAAGGACGGCACGACGCTGGAGGAACGGACCGACCCGGACGGGCAACCCGTCACGGGCGGAATGTTCCGGTTCACCAGCAACCCGAGACGGTCGCATGACCCTTATTGATCATACAAAAAAGCAACGATATGCAACCATTAAAAAGCTACATAAACGGTGTTCAAACGCTGTTTAAACGGTATTTCAACAAGAAGGAGGAGCGCCGCAAATCACGCCTTATCCACCAGCTGCCGCCCGTGCGGACGCAGATGGAGATGGAAAGGCTGGTGCAAGCCGCATTGGCCGCACGGGACCCGGAAAATTCCGACCGCCAGCAGCTCCTCGAGATTTATTCCAATGTCTGGAGGGATTCGCAAGTCATCTCCGAGCGGGACAAGGCGGAAGCGTTCCTGATAACCGAGCCTTTCGAGGTGCATGCGAAGGGGGAGGAGAAGGAGGACAAGGGGCGGACGGCGCTTTTTGCCCGCCCCTGGTTCACCCAGTTCCTCTGCGCCGTCATGGATTCGGAGTTTTGGGGCTACCAGCTCATAGAGTTCGGGGAGCAGGACGCAAACGGGGAATTCACAGAGGTGATCGTATTCCCGCGTGAATATGTCCGCCCGTTCGAGAAGGTCATCACGGTTTACCCGTGGGACCGTGACGGGATCCCTTACGAGGGCCACGAGACGGAGTATTTCCTGTTGCCGGTAGGCTCGGCGGGGAACCTTGGCAAGCTGGAGAGCATCAGCCGCGAAGTGATCTGGAAAACCTATGCCCGGGCGGACTGGTCGGAGTACAACGAGCGTTTCGGCAAGCCTTTTTTGACTTACAAGACCAACGCCACGGACGATGCGGACAAAGACCGTGCGGCACGGGAGCTGCAGGAGTTCGGCGCGAACCTGGCGGGCGTGATAGATTCGGAGGACGAGCTGATTGTCACCTCCGTGGCCAGCAAGGAGAGCAGCGACAACTACAAGAGCCTGGTGGAGGTGTGCGACGACAACATCGCCAAGATGATGAACGGGCAGACGGGCACAAGCAAGAACGCGCAATGGACGGGTACGGCGGAGGTGCACGAGCGTGTCATGACGGAGTTCACGAAAGCCCGCATGAAACGGATACAGGATGTGATCAACTACCGCCTGTTCCCTTTCCTCGTCGCGCACGGCTACCGGCTGGACGGCTACGAGTTCACCTTTTACGGGCTAAAGGACAAGGACGAGAACACGGTGGACGGCAAGAGCTGGAAACCCGACGACCCGGCAAGGGAGCAAAAAGAGGACAAAGGGGAGGACCATGGAGGCTACCTTGGTTTTTTCGGATTGGCCCGGAAGCCCGAAAGGTAGGTTTTTCCGGGCTGATGGACAGCCTGTACAAGGACGGCTGCCCGGTGTGTGCCGGGAAACCGAAGGAGGTGTACCATTCACCCGGCCTCACGAAGATGGTGGAGCGGGTTTTGAGGCGCATACAGGGCGGGTTCGATGTCGAGCATAAGATAGACCCGGATTTGTTTACGGACTCCTACACGGCTTTAAACGAGGCTGTGGACAGGGCGGTCAAGCTGTCCGTCAAATGGGGGAAGCCGGACAAGGGGTTCATACAGGAGCTGAAGCGCAACAATGCCGTGTTCGCCGCCTTCAAGGCGCACAGGGAGCAGAACGACTTGGCGGGATTGCTGGTGGACGATGACGGCAACGCACGCAGCTTTGACAGTTTCCGCATGGCTGCCGCACCGGTCATAGGCGAATACAACGTCAACTGGTTGCAGACGGAGTACGCGACCGCCGTGAGGGTCGCACGCACCGCCGTGCGCTTCAAGCAGTACGAGAAGGACGGCGACCTTTACCCCAACGGGGAGTGGCTGCCGAGCCGCGCGGCGGAACCGAGGATGTCGCACAGGAAGTATTACCATACCGTCAGAAGGCTGACCGACCCGTGGTGGGAGACGCATTACCCGGGCTGCGTGTGGGGATGCCAGTGCGACATGCGCAATACCGATAAGCCTGTCACCCATGTCGGGGACAATCCTGCCGCACCCGGAGCGGAACCGACCACCGTCCCCCCGTCCGAAGAGGCGGGGGTAAGGTCACCGGGGTTGAGCCGCAACCCGGCACGGTCGGGCGAGCTGTTCAGCCGTGACCACCCTTATTTCACATCCGCTTATCCGGGTGCGGAGAAGGCGGTGGCAAAGAAGATGCAAACTATCGACGTCAAACAGGCACGCAAGGAGGTGCAGGAGTGGGCAAAGAGGGAGGTTGTTGGTAAATCTTTCTTGAACCAAGAAATAGGCAAGGAGATAGAAATCACATCAACCGGTATCAAAGAGGCGTTAAACCAACCCCATAAATACATCAGGGAGAAGAATGAAGCAATAAGGAATATCAAACAGATCATCCATGAAGCTCACCGTGTGTTGTATAGGCCAGATGATAAAGGCAACCAAATGGTGGTAGGGTATCATTACTTAGAGTTTGAATTAGCCGGTGAAAAATCGTATATAGTGATAAGGGAAACGAAAGACGGTAGGCTAATGTTCTATTCTGTGGTAGACAAAATAAAAGGAAGATGAAAGAACTTGCCAAAGGATCTGCAATCCGATACAGTCTTCTTTCTCTCCCTTTTATGAGCACAAAGATAAGCATATCTATTTAAATAACAAATAAACAGCGTTGAAAAAGTGGATAAAAAATAAACAACCCTTAAATCTACGGCTGGAACTGCAATCCAGCATAAGATATAAGAGTTGTTCCGTCTCTAATCTTCACTCGTTTGTTGCAAAAATAACAACAACCTTTCAATAAAACAAATAATTGAACGAAAATGAACGACGACATCGAGAAGATACTGAAGCGGAAAATCAAGGAGGTGGAGAGGTGGGTGCGTGACGACCTTCCCCGGCAGGCGGGCAAGACCGCAGTGGACCACTTCCGGGAGAACTTCGTGCGTGAAGGCTTCATGGACGGAGGCGTCAAGAAGTGG